GCGAGCTCGGCGCGCCTAGTGGCATCGTTTATGCCGCGCTCATGGGGCATCTCTCGCTTGATCAATATCAGAGTTTCATCTCAAGCTTGGTTCGCCTCGGCAAGCTTCGCCAAGAAGGGGATTTACTCTATGCAATCTAATTGCGAGGTTCAGCTTTCCGAGCATCACTAAATCTCAACGCTCCCCACACATCAACGCGCACTCTAACCCGGTGCGCGTTTTTGCTTGCCCTGACTCCCCAGACGCTCTAACCTTGCCGCGTGGATCAACCACTCCAACTGACCAACGGTAACGGCTCCAACGGTCACGCAAAGCCGGGTAGTCCAGCGCGTTACACTGGCGAAATACTCCTTCGCACGCGACCAAAGACTTACCGTAAGGTCGTTGACTTGCTAAGCAAAGGTGAGTCTGCCCTCTACATTTCCAAGGAATGTAAGGTCTCCCGAATGTCCGTTGACGCCATCAAGGAGCGTGAGTCAGCCGACATAGCGCAGCGTAAAATGGAACTGTCGAATATCTGCGCTGACGTGGCACACATCGGGTTCGCGCGTGTGGCTGATACCATCGGCAAAGCGCGTTGCCGAGACGCGGTGATCGGTGCTGGCGTAGCGGTTGACAAGCTCTTGGCGCTCACGGGTCAAGGTGCCGCTGTGCAAGTAGCAATCGTAAACATGCCGAGTGACGCTGACCGTGAGAAGCAGCGTGAGATTGACGATAAACTGGACGCCATCTTTCGCGCGTTACCTTCCCGCGAGTAAGGGGACCCGGGGGGGTCACCATCTAAACGACCGAAGGGAGTGAGGGAACCGTCAGGGACGTACAGAATTTTTTTTTAAAAAGGCGTTTCCGATTTCAAGACCTCCCTGTGTGGCACACTAACGACAAGTGGGATGATGGCTCAATATGGGCAGAAATGGGTTATATATCTGTATCTGAATCTGTATAGATGACAGTATCTGCGACATTTCTGAATTGTAGCTTGACAAGTAGTAACACGTATATGACCGTCAAGAATGCGAAAAATTGAGATTGAGAACGTGGCGGAATTGGGGAGTTGGGGGAAGATATACGAGAGTTTGTTTGAACGGAGCATGGTGGGGAGCGGGAGCGCGGTGTATGCGGTATGGGCGTATTGCATAGCCAAGGCGCGACCACCAGACGGGGTGATTGAGTTGAACCCGGTCTTGATTGCGGCGATTATCGGGGATGAGGTTAAAGCGATCGAATCGGCGATTAAGACCTTATGCAGTCCGGATAAAGGGACGCACACGAGCGGCGGGAACGGGCAACGGTTGATGCAGGTGTCGCCTTACACGTATCGGATGGTTAACTGGAAACTGTATCGGGGACCGAAATCGCCGAGCGAACTGCGAGCGTATTACGCGCGGAAACAGCGGGAGTACCGGGCGCGTAAGCGCGGGATGTCGATTTCAACAAGTCCGAAATGGGTGCGAGAATGAGCGAGGACGATTATTGGATTCGGCTGGCCGGGGTGAAACAGAAGCGGGCGTTGATAGCGAAAGGTGTTCGACATGATCCGGTGCAGAAGGGATTTATGCCGGGGGAAGAACCCGATGGCGTTCAGCAACCAAAGTATTACGGAAAGAAAAAGAGACGCAGAAAGAAGTTTTGAACGTCGGCGCGGGTGGTAATGTCTCTGGTAGGGTATGAAATATCTTTTCCTTGGCGGGTCGGCTGACGGGCAATTCATTGAGACGGACGGATCGGAATACTGGCGGGTGGCTGTTAGCCCGGAATTATCTGATGAGTATCGGCGTTTTAGGTTTAGAGACAGCGACAGCACCGAGTTTCACGTTTACGGGTTTACTGACGACAATATAAAGCCGCTGGCCAGGCTGATTGCCGGGTATCAACCAAAAATAAAGGAGGCGGTATGAGCGATAAATGCAAATGCGCGGAGATGCTGGATAAGCAAGGGAACCGGATCACGATCGAGCATGAAGCGTGGCATAATTGCGCGTATGTGCGCAAAAGGGAACAACTGATCCCGAAAGCGGCGTTGCATGTGAATCAGCGGTACGGGGTGCTGCCGGGGCCACGGTTTACCCGGTTGTTCGCGCAGGAGATGGAACGCAAAGCGCGGGAAGCGAAACTGGTGTGATGCTGACCATCCTACAAGGCGACGCGCTCGCGAAGCTGCGCGAGTTGCCGGACGAAAGCGTCCACTGCTGCGTAACCAGCCCGCCGTATTGGGGTCTGAGGGATTACGGCACGGCGCAATGGGAAGGCGGAGGTGGGGATTGCGATCACAAAAAGGTTAATGATCCGAATGCTGGCACGCGCGGCAGCGGACTTGAAGGCGGAAAAGAATCCAATGGGCATCAGCAAGAAGGATTTAAGCACACCTGCGGCAAATGCGGAGCGAAACGGATCGACTCGCAGCTTGGTCTTGAGAAAACGCCGGAGGAATACGTGGCCAGAATGGTCGAGATATTCCGGGAAGTGCGCCGGGTGCTGCGCGAGGATGGGACGCTTTGGCTGAATTTGGGAGATACCTACGCTTCTACAGCGCCGGGAACAATGGGAGATCCGCTGCGACAAGAAGGAATTTTGGCCGGGGTTTCAGACAGGCGGGCGAATGGCAGCAAGAAATTCCGCCCCGATACACCGACCGGCTTAAAACCCAAAGACCTCGTCGGCGTCCCGTGGCGCGTAGCGTTCGCGTTACAGGCCGATGGCTGGTGGCTGCGTCAGGACATCATCTGGGCGAAACCGAACCCGATGCCCGAGAGCGTGACCGACCGTTGCACCAAGGCGCATGAATACATGTTCCTGCTCACCAAAAGCGCGAGATATTTTTATGACGCCGAGGCGATAAAAGAACCAATGAATCGCGGCGATGCTGGATCGTTTTTCAACACTGGAAAGACAGCCGATCACCAGCTTGGTCGATCATCTGATTTGCCGCGCAAGCAACGAAAACCCGCAGGCTGGGACACGGGCGAGGGCGCGCACGGCACCATCCATCGCAATGGCCGAGCGCAAGAGGTTGAATACACCGAAGAGATTGCCACGAGCCGCAACAAGCGCAGCGTCTGGACGGTCGCCACCGCGCCGTATCCCGAAGCGCATTTTGCCACCTATCCACCCGACCTGATCAAGCCTTGCATCCTAGCCGGGACAAGCGCCAAAGGCTGCTGCGCCAAGTGCGGTGCTCCGTGGGAGCGGGTGGTGGAAAGGGAACAAACAAAAGAGGGCGAGAGCTATGGTAGCCGAATGGAACGATGGGGAGATGAATTTACGCCAGCGCATCAAGGCGGAAGATCCTTCCAAGTTCCGATTCGCTACAATCTCAGCCAATCGGACAGTAAAACAACTGGCTGGCAACCGGCCTGTGAATGCAAGGCATGGCAAAGCGAGAAGATGACTGCACGGGAAATTAACTCTTGCACCGTCCTCGATCCCTTCGCCGGCAGCGGGACGACCGGCGCGGTAGCGCTTGAGCTTGGGCGGAAGGCGATCCTGATCGAGTTGAACCCGAAATATATCGAAATGATCGAGCAACGCTGTAATATCACTCCGGGTTTGGCATTGGCATGACCGAGGAACTTAATCAGTTACTTGAATTTCGGCCGACACATCTCGCGTGGCCTATTCCCCCGGACTTGGTTGAACGCTTCGGGACCGAGAACGCGCTGGCGGCGCTCCAAAAACGGGCGCAACGGATCATTGATAGCGAGCGCGATCCGCTCCGGAGCGGGTATGAACCGCATATTTGGAAAACTGTTCGGAAACAGATCGCGGATCTGCGATCTAAACACAAGGAAGGCGTAACCAAAATCATCATCTGGGGCGGGAACAGGTCAAGCAAGACGCGGTTTGCGGCGAATTTCGTTAATCGCGAGTGCGTAGAAAAGGCGGGGAGCCATTGGTGGTGCTGCGATTCCACTGAAGCCATGTCGCGCACGAATCAGATGCGGCTTTTGTACGAGCAATTCCCCCCGATGTGGAAAAATCTTACCCGGAGCAAGATTACGGACCTTTCTTACAATTTATCGGACGGTTTCCCCAAGAATCGGTACGTTTGCCCGAATCGGAGCGAGGTTGATTTTAAGTTTTACTCGATGGACGTGGCGAACCTGCCCGGGCCAGAGCTCGATGGCGTGTGGGCGGACGAATTGGTGCCGCTTG